ATGGTAGACGATTCTATTCTCAGAATTTCGGAGAAAAAGTACTTACAGACTTTGAAATTACTAGTCGAAGACGTTAAACATTTAGCAACGCAGCTCGATTTTGTGGTTGGGATTGCAAGGGGAGGGTTAATTCCAGCAACTGTTATTGCTAAAAAGTTTAATAAACCACTGCTGGTAGTTTACGCATCTTTGTATAAAGGAAGAACAAAAGATACATTAAGGCTAGAATTACCGAAAAGAATAGATCATATAAAGGGTAAACACGTATTGTTAATTGATGATATTGTGGACACGGGTGAGACATTAGATGCAGTCCAGACTCAAATAATGAACTTTGAACCTGAGCGAGTAGTTGTTAGATCCCTGTTTTCAAAAGAGGAAAAAATATATAGCGTTCTAAACCTAAAAACAGAGAAGTGGGTCCGTTTTTGGTATGAATAAAACTTGGGGAGGTGCCTGGCAGATGTTCAAGAAGCATTACGCGACTACAGGTGCCTCCACGAACTTTCTAACATTTTCACTATTAAGCTTAATATACTCACTGTCAACTCTTATCCAACGCGCTCCAGGTTGATACTTCCTTAACTCTCTTACATCTAGATGTAATCCTTTATGCGCCCAGCTAGGATAAATACCTATCCCGTTAAAACTAAACCTCTCCGCAGCTAAATAAAAATCAAGCAGACTTAAATCTTCACAGTAACAATCCACAGCCTTTCCAAAGTAGTGTTGAGAATTTTTCACGTGTCCAGATGTTGCATACCCACATAAAATTGTAATCGGTTTATCTACGAACTCTCTTAACGCATCCAACCTCTTCAGCAGACTGTAATCCATCTTAAAAGGATCACCAAAGTTTTCATTAACAGTGAAATGCTTGGTAGTCTCCCACTCCTTCTTCGTCAACTCACCTTTCCTTTTACTTTTTCGATCAATTGCTTCGCAGCTTTCGACTCGGGATTTAACCCTTCTGCTTGTAACCCCTTAATTATCATATCAATTATCTTATCAACGTTGTCTGGTGTTACCTCTTTCACTTTCGTCAAAATATCAATTACAACGTTAATGTACTTCTTTCTCGGATCTATCCCGTATGCTCCTAGTACTAGAGCGATCACTACTGCCACTATGTATACTATGTGTAGTATCACTTTCTTTCACCTCCTTTCTACCAATATTCTTAGAATAAACTTTTTAACTTCGTCTAGATTTTCACAAAGTTCATGCACTTCACTCTCAGGTATTACGTGAACTTCCCACAACTTATCTCCATATGTTTCAACTAGAAATTTCATTCCGCCTCCTTTCTAAACTCGTAGGAAAGTCCGAAGTAGACTGTACCCTCACTTGTTAATAATTGAGCATCCGCCTTTTCGAAAATCTCAGCAACATCCTTAAGTAATGGGATGCCCCTAAACTCTACCCCGTAAAATGTCGGCTGGTCGAATAACTCTTTTTCTTCGTATTTTACTACTTTACCTACAACTACCGCCCACTCAGATCTTTTCCAGACAGATTCTGGTTTCGACTCCCATATTGTTATCTGTAGGCCACTATAAACTTTGTCCTGGAAATTAGCGTTAGGTTTCGCAGTTTGCATGAATCTCGTAAACAGTTCTGCTAAGAAGTCGACTTGTTCGGTTATATACTCGCCCAAGTTAACTGGATTTTCCCGAACAACTTCCGTACTAAATATCTTCTCACGGCATATCCCTTGAGTAGACAGAGCGAACAACAGGGACAAAATCAACGGAATTACAAAGAGTCTTTTCATCTCACACCTCCTTCCAGCTTCGGTTACATCATAATAAAGTAAGTTTGGTACTTTGACCTCTTTTCTTCTTTCGCCAGAATTAATTCATCTGTTTGCGGTTCTACTAGATATACCTGCATCTCATTATCACTATCCAAGGCAACTAATACATTGTATGCGTGAACCATAGAGGTAGCTATTCCAAAGGTAATATCACTCCAACCAGGGATACTGAATTGCCCCATTAATCTGAATGAAAAATCATCGCAGTCGAAGAATTCTGGAATATATTTATATAAGTCGGTCTTATCCTCTTTCAAGAACTTTTTCATATTCTCCAGCGTTGGTACCTTATATTTTTTGTCGACTAAAAACAACTGACACGCCTTGCCCAATACTCCTCTTAATAAATTCTTCAACTCTGCGTTTGTAATAATTTTCCTTCCTTTCTTCTTAGGCTTGGGGATAAGCCAAGCTATTAGTAAAAAGCAAAGCCAAACAATACCATTCTTAACAGCTCTCATTATTTTACCTCCTGATATTTATTGTAAATTTTTCTGTAGCCGGCATAGAATTCGTAATGCCTATAAAGTCTCTTGTTTCAATTTGTGCAATTCCATGTAAAACCGACCATGTTATATCTCCTTTAAGATAATCTAATAGAAATTCAGCAGCCTTTTCGTCTAGTTCCTTCATTACCTTTAAGAACATTTTTCCTTGTTTCTCACTTTCCTCGCATTGAAAAGAACAAGTTAATTGGGGAACAATGCGTAATCCAAAATATCGCATACACTCATTAGCATACCCATTTGTCTTTAAAGTGATAGTATTTCCCTCTCTTTTTGCTCCTTCTGTATTCTCTGCTGCCTGCCAAATAGGATCATAATATCCCTCAGCCCAAACTTTAGTGAAAAAGTTAGCGCAGCACTTTGGGTAACCAAGAAGTTCTGCAAGTATTTTATGATCACATTTGCCTTGAGATGCCTTTTTGAATTTTTGAGCATATTCCAATTTCCAGGATACAGCACCATAAACTGTGGATTGAGGATCATCTTTGCTAGTAGGAAAATGTTTATGGCTGAATCCTTCATAACACTTTGAGCGTTGAATCGGAATCCAAAATAGACCATCATTTGTGATTCTTTCAATTTGGTCTTCGAATCCTCGAGGTCTAACATGGAAAGTGCAAACTTTCCTTAATTTTCTTCTTACTGTCTCGTATTCAGCAAGATTACAGATGTGACTTGCTCTTTGAATCAAGTCTACAATCTTATCATTTTCCTTCTTCCAGAAAATTTTTGTGAAAGGAGGAATATCTAACCCCTCAATTAGTTTCATTTTATTTCCTTTCATAGATTCTCGCAACTTGAAACCTCCGAATTTATTCGTCTGGATGAGCACCTAAATGAAAATCAAATAGATTTTTCAGCATTTCTAACGCATCTTCCTTATTATCGAATTCTTGCTCAATACTAGGCGCAGCTTCCAGCCTGATATAAATTTTTCCCTCTGATATATTTATTATTAATCTCATCCCGAATCTCCATGTCTTTGATAATTGCCGTGTGGTATATCGGCATGTTTACCCTCATAACCTTTTGGAGGTTTATCATTCCAATCTTCCCAATCTCGCTCTGGATTATTCGAATCACTGTGTCTAGCATAATCTCCGTGTGAATCGGAATGGTCTTCTCCTCCCCTTTCCCTCCTCTTTTTTCTTGTATAATTAGAAGAGGTTCTCCAAGTGGAACCCTCCATTCTTTCAACCTTATTGCAAAACTTGTAATTAGACACAGAATCTTCCGGTCCTTCAACTTTATAATCAGTTATTAACTTTATCCTAGGGAATAGACCTCTGCTCCGTTTTTCAATCTTTTCGTACAAGGAATAATAGACTTCGCAAAATACCGATTTATTCCTCCAATCTCCGTCAATTGCCTCCGAGGGACATAATCCAGAACATATTGGCCAGTATTTACAGCCTTTACATCCTCCAAACTCCTTTGGTGTATTGAATAACGCTTCGTACCTGATCTTTATAGGTGCTTCACCTTGCAGAACATTGCCACTTACCACTGTTTTCATACAATTTCTAATACTCCCGTCACCCAAAATAACATGCGCTGAGTTAGTCCAAAAAGGGTCGCACTGATGGTAAATACAAGTTGATTGCCTAAATCCCATCAAATTATCTATTATATCTCTAAAAGGTTGCCATTGTAATTTATCGTCGGCAAGAATAAAATCGCACATATCTGAATAGAAATCCTTGAATTCATTAACGGTCGGAACATAATCCCCTTTTCCTAATACTGGATTCATTCGTCCACTTGGACAGCCAATTCCCTTCATTTCCATAATAAAATCCTTAAACTTCTTTCGCTGTTTTGGAAGGCAGTTATATTTTGTTATTACCGAAATTAGTCCCACTGAAATCTTTTCGTATCGTAGTTTGTAGATATTTTTGATAACTTTTATTGTCCGCTCCTTATTTTTTTCTCTCCATCTCCCCATGTTTAGTTCATCGGGTCCATCAATAGAAATTCCAATAGCTGTTTTATATTTCTTAAACATTGCTATAATTTCATCATCGATTAGCAATCCGTTTGTCTGCATCGATGTTTTCCCAGCAAGTTCGAACCCTTTTTTTAATAACTTTTCAAGGTCATGTTTAGGAATTAATAGAGGCTCACCTCCATGCAGACAAATATCAGTCTTAAATCGCTTGTGAGCGGTTTCCATAGCTGATAATACTCTACTTAAATCGTAGTCTAAAAGCATTTTCTTTTTTCTTAAATTATTCTCATAGCAATAAATACAATTGCTATTACATCTCATTGTTGGCTTAACTAATATGCTCATTAAACTTCTCCTTCATAAGCTGGTTTATCTGTATGACCTGCTCCCGAATCATTATGATTATCCCAGTCTTGGTATGCGACATCGGAATAATCTGCGTGATCGGAGTGCGGTCTGTCGGAATACTTTGTATAGTCTTCATATCCTGTTCCTGTATCTTCGTGCGAATAATCCAAATGTTCAACGTCGGAATGATCGCTATGGTCATCGTGAGGTACGTCGGAATGGTCACCATGGTCTCGATGCGCTGTATCATTGTGATCGCTGTGGTCTTCGTGAGCATCATCTATATGGTCATTCCATTCATCTCCCGAATTACTGTGATCGTTATGGTCTTCGTGAGCATCATCTATGTGCGGCATATCTGACCAAGTAGTATTATCATGATCGCTATGATTATCGTGGTTATCCCACTGAAAATGGTCGTGATATGGGCCGGAATAAGAGTCTTCATGGTCATCATAATCATCATGATCGTCGTGATCTTCATAAATTTCATCGGACCAATCACTATAAGCTTCGTCATTGTGCTGATCCCAATCGCTATGTGTGTCAGTATGATCGCCCCAATCATCATAAGGAACATTATCATGGTCATCCCAATTTGTATGGGAATCGTTGTGGTCATCCCAATCTGAATGTGCTGTATCGTCATGGTCATCCCAATTTGAATGTGCTATATCATGATGATCCTGATGATCTGCATGCACATCATTATATTCGTCCCAATCACTATAATCAGTATGAGGTGCTGTATCATAATGATATGTTCCATCTTGATGAGCAGAATCATTATGCGGTGAAGAATCCTGGTGAAATGAATCGTCATGATTCTCGTGTGCGATATATCTTTCTTCTCCCGCTTGGTCAATGATTCTGGGATAATTCTCAATCCAGATGCTGCCTTGTAATGCTCCAGTTGGAAAATTACTAGTTGAAGTCATAGTAATAATCCGCTTATGACCATCATCATCAATATACGCAATCAAAGAACCTTCAATCCAAAGCGAGCCTTTTAACCCTGCAACTAATCCTTCGTCTGTTCCTTCAATCGAATATTCACTGCTTCCTTTTATCCAATGTAATTTAGTCCCCTCAACCCAAATACTTCCTGATTTTGCCATATTAGCTCGCCCACTTATCTGACCCTACTGGTAATACCATTGCCCCTGCTTCGACGTCGCCCTTAAAAAACGCATTCCCTGTATTAGCGGATAAATTAAACATTGTGGTACCACTTGTAATAGCAGCAATTCCGCTCGAATTGATTGTAATTACATCGTCCCCCGCTTTTATTGTCGAGAGATCTGCGTTTATCGACTTAATCATATTCGCTTCAATTGAGTTAACTGTAAATTTTTGATCGCTTCCTGGCGATGTGTAAATACTCGAAGATAAATTACTCGCCCTGTTCGTTCCCATTAATTTCTGCTCTGCAACCTCTCTATTTAACTTCAATATTTCATCTGCTATCGACTCAGTTGATTCTCCTAACTCCAAGGCGCAAGTTAGGTTATTTTTCGAGTCTATTTTATACTTTGTTGAAATAATAGGATAGTCATTATAAGTTACACCATCAGCACTTGTCACTCTCACCTGTCCATGTGGTTCTATCTTTTTATAAGTTCTTGAAAGTTCTAGTTTACCTTTTTTTGTAGCAGTTCTCGTCTGTGCTAAGACATAGTTTGCATACCTTGTAATATCAGCTACATCCCACTCGTAGATATAAACCTGGTCTATCCTCCAAAAGTAAGGTTTAGCATCATTTATTTCTATCCTAACATAACGACCAGATTGAGCTGGGAAAGTGACTTCAACTCTATTTTTACCAAACGGCTCTGTTGCTGCGAATACCTCTGTCTCGTCCACCATTACAGTGCCAGCCACAGTATCTGAAATTAAAATCTTAAACCCATCTGCATAGTCTGTGGTTGGGTTGGCGATACCTGTTGAATCTACTATTACCTTACCAATGTAGGTATGAGTTGCCACCCCTAAATCTATCTGTACATAATCTCCAACTTGCTGATAGTCACCCACTGAACACCACTCAGTTGAAGTTGAGCCGTCGGTTATATTAGCTGCTCCTGTACCGCTTGAAACCTCCACTGTGCAACCAGCAGCTATATTAGAGCCAAACTGCGGTATAGCCTCAGGTATCTCTAATACACCCCACCTCTCATATTCACCTGCAGCTACATCCTTTACCTCTAATATATAGTTATCACCTTTTGACAATCTACCACATAAAACTTTATAACAGTTAAACTTACCTTCAACCTCAGTCGGCTCAAAAGACCTTAAAACCCCTTTCCCAATCCAATACCTTTCAGTAATAGAGGTAGAACGTGGCCTAAAATAGAAGTTCTTCTCTTCGTCGACGCCGTACTCATAATTCGTTGCCATATCTGAGAGCATCTTGAAAGCACTTTTACCAAACTTTCTATTAAAGTCTACATATTTTACTGTATATCCGGTTGATACAATCTTTGACATTTATTCCTCTATAATGTCGCTCTTATTATAATATCTTCAACAATTTCGCTTAACTCTGTATTCTCATAAGTCTCATCTATTATTTTCCAATCCAACTCGTTAAAGAACCCGAACCCGCTGTACTCGTAGATAGTTTGCGTGCCTGTCATAGGTATTTTTTCAACGCGTGCTGAATACCACTTTTCTTCATATAGATATAAGTCTAATCTGTACCCCCTCTGAATGTTAATATTCTCTGATGTCTTTAACTTAAAAGATCCGCATCCACCATCTCTTAATAACTCAAACTCTAAACTGATAAGGGGCCAGTTTTGCGATTTAGATGATAGTACTTTTTTTAAAGTATTGCTTGTATCATAAAACTTAAGGTCGATAATATATTTATAGACTCTTAATATAAATGAACGTTTTAAGCCCAGTTTACGGGAGTAAGTAGAATAGTAAATAGATAAGTGGTCTCGCTTTAAACCCAGCTTACGAGTTAGTGTGGTATATAAAGTAGATTCATGAAAATGGGTTAGGCCGAGCTTGCGAGTTAGTGTAGTATATAGAGTAGATTCGTGGAGACGCTTTAGACCTAATTTACGTAAAAGAGTAGTACAAAGAGTAGACTCGTGTATACATTTAAAGCCTAATTTTAGGGTTGAAGTAGAATATAGAGTAGACTCGTGAAACCGGACCAGGCCTAATTTACGAGTTAGAGTAGCATCAAGGGTAGATTCGTGAAAATAGGTTAGGCCGAGCTTGCGAGTATAGGTAGGGTGAATAGTGGATCTATGTAGGCGCGTTAAGCCCAGCCTACGTAAAAGAGTAGTTACATAGTAACTATTTAGCCAGACGTTGTCAGTTGTATTCTTCCAATTATTGATACCCGTTGATCTAAAATAGTTATCAGCCAT